TACTTTCCGCTGTGGCATCTCGAAGTGGAAGACCTCTTGGTGCTGAAAAACAACAAAGGCACCGAAGACAATCGTGTGCGCCACATGGACTATGGTGTGCAGTTCAACAAGGTCATGTACGAGCGACTGCTCACCAACGGTGACATCACGCTGTTTTCGCCGCATGATGTGCCCGAGCTGTATGCAGCGTTTTTCACCGACGTGGATCGCTTCCGCGAACTGTATGAAACTGCTGAACGCAACACCAAACTGCGCAAACGGCGCATCAAGGCTGTGACACTGTTTTCCACCTTCCTGCAGGAGCGCAAGGACACCGGACGCATCTATCTCATGAACGTGGATCATGCCAACAGCCATGGAGCATTCCGTCCAGAACTGGCACCTATACGCCAGAGCAATCTGTGCTGCGAGATCAATCTACCCACCAAGCCACTGCAGGACATCAACGATGACAGCGGAGAAATCGCACTGTGCACCCTCAGTGCCATCAACTGGGGTGTGTTCCGCGAGCCCCAGGACATGGAGCGCGCCTGCACCTTGGCAGTGCGTGGACTGGATGCCTTGCTGAGCTATCAAAACTATCCCATCATCGCGGCACAGATGGCCACTGAAGCCCGACGTCCACTGGGTGTGGGCATCATCAACTTTGCCTACTGGCTGGCCAAGCATGATCTGTCATACACCTCACCCACGGCTCTGCCCGTGGTGGATGTCTGGGCCCAGCACTGGAGCTACTATCTGATCCGGGCGTCAGTGGCACTGGCCCGAGAATATGGTGCATGCCCCAAGAGTCATGAGACACGCTATCACGATGGCATACTGCCAGTGGACACCTACAAGGCCGAAGTGGATGAACTGGTGCCGCATCAGGATCATGTGGACTGGTCCTCACTGCGTGCGGATCTGCGGCAGTATGGCATCCGCAACAGCACTCTCATGGCCTTGATGCCAGCAGAGACATCAGCACAGATCAGCAATGCCACCAACGGCGTGGAACCACCGCGCAGCTATGTTTCTGTGAAACAGAGCAAGGACGGTGTGCTGCGACAAGTGGTGCCGGAATATCGCCGGCTCAAGAATCGCTACGAACTGCTGTGGGATCAAAAGAGTCCGGAAGGCTATCTCAAAATCATGGCAGTGCTGCAAAAATACATAGATCAAGGCATCTCCGTGAACACCAGCTACAATCCACAGCACTACCAAGACGAAAAAATCCCCATGTCCGAGATGCTGAAGCATCTGGTGATGTGCTACAAGTACGGCACCAAGCAGTTGTACTACTTCAACACCTATGATGGCCAGGGAGAGATCGATCTAGATCGACTCTCTCGAGATTCAGCAAGCCGATCCGCAGAGCAAGATCCAGCGGATGTGGACTGTGACAGTTGCCGAATATAACAACAAGAAAGACCGCCATGACAGTACTGAACCTACGCAAGAATAGAGATCACACCCGGAGCCTGGCGTTCCTGGATCCCCTGGGCAGTGTGGGCATGCAGCGCTATGACACCCTGAAGTATCGACAGTTTGACAAGCTCACTGACAAACAGCTGGGATTCTTCTGGCGTCCCGAGGAGATCGATGTCATGCGCGATGCCAAGGACTTCAAGGATCTCACTGACTGGGAACGGCACATATTCACTGCCAATCTCAAACGGCAGATCTTGCTGGACTCTGTGCAGGGACGCAGCCCCAATCTCGCTTTCCTGCCCCTGGTGAGCCTGCCGGAACTGGAGACCTGGATCGAGACCTGGGCATTTTCTGAAACCATCCACAGCCGCAGCTACACCCATATCATACGCAATGTGTATCCAGATCCTGGCCGGGTGTTTGACGACATGCTGGACATAGAAGAGATCGTGACCTGTGGTCGTGACATCTCGCGCTACTACGATGACCTCATCGAATACAGCCGATGGTATTACATGCTGGGTGTGGGCACCCACTCAGTGAATGGTCGGACTCTGGAGATCGATCAACGCGAGCTCAAGAAAAAACTGTGGCTGTGCCTGGCATCGGTGAATGTGCTGGAAGGCATCAGATTCTATGTGAGTTTTGCCTGCTCCTGGGCCTTTGCCGAACTCAAGAAGATGGAAGGCAATGCCAAGATCATCAAGTTCATAGCACGCGACGAAAACGTGCACCTGGCCAGCACCCAACAACTGCTCAAGATCCTACCGCAGGATGATGTGGACTATGTGAGTATCCGCGCAGAATGTGAGCCCGAAGTGATGCAGATGTTCCTGGACGCTGTGCAGCAAGAACAACAGTGGGCGCACTATCTGTTCAGCTCAGGCAGCATGATCGGACTGAACCAACAGTTGCTAAGTGACTACATCGAGTGGATCGCCAACAAACGGATGACTGCGATCGGATTGCCTAGTTCATTCCGAGGTGGATCAAACCCCCTGCCCTGGACTGCAAAATGGATCGCCGGCGCTGAAGTGCAGGTGGCTCCACAGGAGGTCGAGCTCAGCAGCTACATCATCGGCGGCACTGTGCAGGATGTAGACTCCACTACACTGGAAGGACTGTCACTCTAATGCTCACTGTGTATTCCAAAAATAACTGTCCGTTCTGTGTGATGACCAAGCACTATCTTGAAACCAAGAACATCAACTTCCGTGAGATCAACATCGAGCAGGACATCGAAGCTCGAGAATTCATCCAACAACAAGGGCTGCGCACCGTGCCTCAGATCTTCATGGATGGCAAGATATTTGTAGAGGGCGGTTGGACTGGCCTAAGTAACATGACCGCAGAAGACATCGTCACTGAGATTGATCTGCGCCACAGCCTGGCGGACCAAACCCTATGACACTTGAACTTGACCAAATCTACACATTCAAACTCAACACCGGCGAAGAACTGGTGGCACGCCTGGTAGAGATCCACACAGATCACATGATGATCCAGCATCCTGTGCTCACTGTGCTGAGTCCTCAAGGCCTGCAGATGATGCCAGGCCTGTTCTCTGCAAACATGCACCAAAAGATACGGCTAAATACTGCCAGTTGGGCCATGATAGCGGAAACCCGTGATGACGTGCAGGACAGTTGGATCCAGGCCACCACAGGCATAGCACCTGTGAGGAAACAGATCATAACTGGCTAGCATGCCGCACAGATTCGTGATCATGATCTCGGGTCAGTTGCATGAGTTTGATTGTTACGATGATATACCCGATCGATTTGATCATGTGATAGAATTTGTTCCAGAGATTCCGCCAGGCCCACACACCGCCGAACAGCATGAGGAAATAGATGCATGGATTCCGCGGTTTGAACGCTTGATGGAGATAGAACATGCCCGCAGCCGCAAGAGTAGGTGATGCCGGAGTCCCTCATTGCAGTCCTTATGTGATAGCCACCGCCTCAGCGGATGTAGTTATCAATGGACGCGGAGCAGCCCGTGTGGGAGATGTATCAACTAGTCATCTCAGACCAGGAAGGCCTTGCCCAGGGCATGTGGCAGCCATAATCACTGGCTCAAGTTCGGTGTTTATCAATGGCCGACCAGCGGCCACAGTGGGATCAAAACTGGCAGCATGCACTGCGGTGGCCACTGGCAGCGGCGATGTGATCGTAGGATGATAAGGTGAGTTGTGGGGGTCCACTCAGTGCGGTGATGAGCATAGCCGGTGCTGGCATGTTACCGGGCGCCGGTGCCATAGCAGGACTCGGATCCAGTCTTGGAGTTAGTTCAACCTTGACCAGCACCCTCGGCAGTTTTAATGCCTTGCCCATCACAGGGCAATTTTCCAACATCGTATCGTCCGCCACTGGAGTGTTGGGTGGTGGTACTCTGGACAGCCTGCGCACCCTGGGAGCAGGAACCTTTCCGGCTCTGACCAATGCCATACCAGGAGGATTTGCCTCGGCTCTGGGACCCATAGCTGCGGGCGGAGTGTTTGACGGAGGATTCACTGGTCTTATTTCACAAACCGCATCCAGCATCATGGGGTCTGGTGACCTCACACAGTTCGGTCAGATATTCAATTCTTCGCAGGGTTTTATAGGTCAGGCCAATCAGTTTGTGAACAGTGGACTGAATCTGGACGGCATCAGTGCCACCTTTGGATCTGTCACTGGTGGCATGGACAGTCTCATCACAGGCGGTTTCAGCCAGGTATCAGAAGCCTTTGGGTCGCTGGGCGCTGACCTTGGCAACCTGGGCAATCTCATCGACATGAACAATCTACCCAATCTAGGCAATCCTTCGGCCTTGGTCAAACAGTTAGCATCTGTAGGCGGACTGGTGCCTGGAGTCGAAAGTGCTCTGCGTACAGCAGGTCTGGATTCCGGTACCATTGCCAACCTGGCCACGGGAGGTTTTGTA